GTATCAAGGTTGTCGCTACGGCAATTGCTACTTCACCAACCGTCATCCATACTGGTTCTTCAACTGCAGCAACAATTGATGAAGTTTGGATTTGGGCACAAAACAACCACACTGCAGACGTTGCTTTGCGTATTGGTTTTGGTAACACCACAGACCCAGACGACATTATTGAATACACGGTAAAAACCAAAGGTGGTTTGTACCTTGTTGTTCCAGGTCTTTTGCTTCAAGGAAACGCAACTGCGTTGACTGTAAAAGCTGCAGCTGGTACAGCAAACGTTATTACACTTTTCGGATACGTAAACCGCATAGCGTAATAAAATGCCAAGAGGAATTAGAGTTACTCAAGGCGGGCAATCTGTTGCCGGTGTAAAAATTCCAGGTTCACGCAGAACATCTGGTGGAGCTATTAACGACATTTGGTTTGGAGCTCTTCCAGTTCTACCAGTTCCAACATTTAGTGCAGCTTCTCAAACAACTGGTGGTTGGACTGCAACTATAACTAATTACGATGCAACTGTTACTTATTCAATAAGTACAACATCTGGTAGTGCTTCTCAAGCATCTGGAACAATAACTCAATCAGGACTTGGTAATGGTGTTTCGACTACGGTTACAGCAACCTTAACCAAGAGTGGTTATATTGGTTCTATTGGAACTGTTTCTGGAACATCAACACCAAACTGCTCTAGTTGCACATACGCATATACGCAAGTTGAAGGTGGAAACTGTTGTTGTGTTGGATTCTGTGGAGCGGCTAACCAAGTATGTTGTTACAACATTGTAGTTTATTCAGGCTCTCCTTCTGGTTGCATTGGTTGCGCTGCATCAGTAGGAAGTTGGTATGCTTGCGATGGAACTTGTTAATAGGAACTAGGAGAATATATGTCAGACTTAACACCAGCTGGTGACACTAGTGGTTATGAACCCAATCTTGTGTTTGATCCAGAACAACGCAGATTCAACGCAATTGCTCCAGTTAAATGGTATGCATTTGTTATTAACGGTGAAGTTGTTTGGATGCAAACAGTAAGTGTTTCTCTTGAATATCTTGTTTCTGTAATGTCTTCAAAACCTGAAGTGATTGAAGTTCCAGAACCTTTGATGGGTCAAGTCCTAAGTGGTTGGACTTATGACGGAACAACATTTTTCCCACCAGCAGTTTAATTATGACACCTTGGGAAAGGTATAAAGAAAAAGTTGGATCAACACGTCCATGGGATATGTTAAATCCAGCTGAACCAAAAAGTTTAACAGCAGAAGCTCAAGCAAGATATGATATTTGTTTATCTTGTCCTGAATTGACAAACATAACAAAACAATGTAAACAATGTCTTTGTGTTATGCCGTTAAAAGTTAAATTGAAAAATGCAAAATGTCCTTTAGGAAAGTGGTAATTATGCAAAAAGTAAAAGACTTCATCTACAACAACCCAGTACGTATTTCTGCGTTTGTTTCAGCAACGGTTGCATTAATTGCACCGATTGTTTCTGATTCAATTCCAGTTCCTGCTGTGGTTGCTTTTATTCTTTCATCAATTGGTCTTGGTGAAATCTCACAACGTGCTGAGAACAAGAAGACTGACGAAGCATTGTTTACGGAGATTCCAGAATAAACAATGGAACTAACAGACCTTCTCAACGAGAAGGAATGGCGTAAATGTAAAGGTCCAGAAGGTGCAACACCCGAAGAGCTTGTGGAAGCATTCTCTTACTTTTGTTCTACCTACTGGACTATTCGCCATCCTGAACGAGGACGAATAAAGTTTGCCTTGCGTGAAGCGCAAGAGGAAACTGTACGAACCTGGATTGAATCTCGATACAGCATTGTGCTGAAAGCACGACAGATTGGATTCTCCACTCTTGCTGCAGCATTTACATTTTGGGAGTCATACTTCTGGTCAGACCGTTTCACGGTCATGCTCAGTCGTACTGAACGAGAAGCCTCTAAGTTATTGCAGAAAACCAAGTATGGCTACAAGATGCTTCCACAATGGTTCCGTGAACGAGGACCAGATCTTCAATCTGATAACCAGTTGAAGATGGTATTTGCAAATGACTCAGCAATTGAGTCTTTGCCATCCGGAAACGATCCTGCTCGTGGTGAATCTGTATACAGAGTTATCATTGACGAGATGGCGTTTTTGCCTGACGCAGAATCTGCTTGGGCATCTATCGAACCTATTGCTGACGTAGGCGGTCGAGTTATCTGTCTGAGTACCGCCAATGGTGAAGGCAACATATTCCATCAACTTTGGGTTGGTTCACAAACTGGTAACAACCGATTTACTGGAATCTTCTTTCCATGGTCTGCAGGAGACCGTGATCAAGCTTGGTACGAATCCAAAGCAAGGGACTTGCCGGATTGGCAGTTAGCTCAGGAATATCCATCTGATCCAGAAGAAGCTTTTATCCGTTCTGGTCGTCCAGTCTTTGACTTGGACGCTCTTAGAAACATTGATCCGATTGAACCTGCTAGAGGTTATCTAAAAAAACAGAACGGAAGAAATGTTTACTCCTTCATCAAAGATGGAGGAGAACTAGCCATCTGGGATTACCCAAACATCTCAGAGGTTTATGTTATTGGTGCTGACGTTGCAGAAGGACTTGGTCATGGCGACTATAGTGCAGCTCATATTATTTCTGCAAGTACCGGGATGGTAGTTGCCCATTGGCATGGACATGTTGACCCAGACATTTTTGGGGAAGATGTGTTACCGGCACTTGGTTGGTATTACAATAGTGCGCTTGTTGGAGTTGAATCTAATAACCATGGTCTGACAACCCTCAAGGGGTTGCAGAGAATTGGTTACAAGAACATTTACCGTCAAAGGAAAATGAACTCAGCAAACCCAAAGATTTCTGAAACATTAGGTTGGAGAACAACCTCTGTTTCCAAACCATTGGCAATTGACGAACTCAATGCCGCCGTACGTGATGAGGCTTTATCTTTATATGATGGAAACACTATTGGTGAACTACGCACTTTCGTGCGAGAAGCAAACGGAAAGATGCATGGTTCTCCACACGACGACAGAGTTATGTCTTTGGCCATTACAAACCAGATGCTCAAATATGTCTGGTTGCCAGAATACCGCATTGACCAGGAACCGCAAAGAAACTCTTTGGACTGGTGGGAACAGTTTATTGTCAAGGACACTTCGCCCAAATCTATGTCGATTGGATCATTCAATGTACGAGGGTAACGAAGTACACCTATAGTTATGAAAGAATTCCGCTGTTTAGAGTGTTTGTCGACCTTTATGGACGCTGAACTACCCCGTCGTGGATCAATTTGTTTCAAATGCCATGTTAAAACAATCCGTTTAGGATTTACCTACGGACAAGAAGATTTTCATGGTCCTACGATTGGCGAACGCCAACGTAAAACTGTTGAAGATGCCAGGATAAATGGCGTCAATGCAGAGCCTGTGACGAATTGGATGTAATGGGGTGGAGTCGGTTTGGGTTCCTCTTGCGGCAGCGGTTATTACAGGTCCGCTGGTGGTGGTATTACAGAAACTACGCAAAGAGAACACCGAACAACATGCTGAAGGAAGAATTCTGTTAAGGACTATTGGCAATAAAGTTGACAAAATAGGCAGCAAGCTTGACAACCATATTGGTTGGCACGATGGACAGAAGGACAAATAATGGCTCGTGTTAGCAATCGTGAAGTAATCACAAAGTACCGCAACAAGATTGAACAATCAAAGCGTTGGCGCAAGGAAGAAAAACTTGACGACCTTTGGTCACGAATGATTGACATGTATCGTGGCAAGCATTACAAAACGTTGAGTGAAGAAGATCGTTTGTTGGTAAACATTGCGTTTGCAACAATTAACGTTATTGCTCCAGGTGTTAGCGTCAACTACCCTAAGATTACGGTTAATGCACGTAAGCGTGACGATGCAGCTAAAGCTGTTGTTACTGAAACAATCGTAAACTATTGGTGGCGTCACTATGACTGCCAAAACGAATTTCGTCGTGCAGTAAAAGACATGCTTATTACTGGTCATGGATGGTTGAAGACCGGTTATCGTTTTGTTGAAAACGAAACTAATCCACATGAATCAGCAGATGAACTATCTGCAGTAACACCTGAATCGATTAGCGAAAGCGAATTGATTATTACCGAGGATCGTCCGTTCCTTGAACGAGTATCAATGTTTGACATATTTGTGGACGCAGATGCCACAAGCATGACAGATATTAAATGGATTGCACAACGTATACGTCGTCCTTTGTCGCAAGTTAAAAAGGATAAGCGATACAACTCGGTTGCTCGCCAAGAGGCGGCACCTAGTCATTATTCTAAATGGGGAATTGATGATTGGCGTGGCAACGCTCGCCCACGTCGTTCAGAAGATGAACAAGATTCATATGTAGAAATCTGGGAATACTACGACCTAGATAGTGGCATGATGAGTGTGTTCTGTGATGGTGGTGACAAGTTCCTTGTCAACCCAACCAAGATTCCATTTGCTTTTGGTCATCCATTTGTGATGATCAAGAACTATGAAGTACCAGAGTACTTCTACCCAATGGGTGAACTAGAAGCCATTGAGCCATTGCAAATGGAACTTAACCAAACTCGTACACAAATGATGAACCATCGTAAAAGGTTCTCACGCAAGTGGTTGTACAAGGAGTCAGCATTCGACCAGGAAGGTCGAAATGCACTTGAGTCTGATGAAGACAACGTATTGGTTCCTGTTATCTCAGAAGAACCATTGGGCAATGTTATTACACCAATGCCTGCCATTATCAGTCCACCAGAGTTCTACAACCAGTCAGATCTTATTTCACAAGACATTGACCGTGTATCTGGTGTATCTGAATACCAACGAGGATCACTTCCAGAGATCCGTCGTACGGCCACAGAAGCAGGCATCATTCAAGATGCAGCTAACGCACGAAGTGCTGACAAACTTGCAATTATCGAAAGAGCAATTGCAGATTGTGCACGACGATTGGTCATGCTTGCTCAAGAGTTTATGACCGGCGAACAAGCAGTTCGTTTGGTTGATGCTGGCGAACAAAAAGTCTGGTTGAACTTTGATCGTGATTACATCCAAGGTGAGTTTGACTTTGAGATTGAAGGTGGATCAACTCAGCCAGTTAACGAATCATTCCGTCGTCAGATGGCAATGCAGGTTGTGGACGCAATGGCTCCATTCGCTGGTGCAGGAATTATTGACATGCCAAAACTTGCAGCATATGTATTGCAATATGGTTTTGGAATCAAGAACGGCGGATCGTTCATAACGACTCCACCTCCACCACCTGAGCCAGCTGGTCCAGAGGAACAGGGTGGCGCACCAGAGAATGTAGAAGGTCCAGGAGCTGAAGTTCCAATGGGACCACCACCTGGTATGCCACCAATGCCACCACAAGGCATGCCTCCACAAGGTCTTCCACCAGAAGCAATGATGCAGGGGATGCCACCGCAAGGTGGAATGCCACCTGGATTACCACCAGAGTTGGCAAGTTTGCCACCAGAGGTGTTGATGCAGTTAATGCAACAAATGCAACAAGGTGGAGGAGCACCCCCACCGGGGATGTAACGAAATCACCTAAGCAATAGAGCAACCCACGGAGGACTCAAAGTGAGTGACATAATTAGCAATGAAGTCGAAACCGACTTGGCCCCAGCAACGGAAGTTGTGGGACAACCACAGGAAGTTAGCGATGTAGTTGAAAACCTTAGCGAGGCAGAAATCGAACTGCTTCCTATTGATGAGTACGGTGACAAGTATGTTTCCGTTCAAGTCAATGGTGAAGACGTAAGAGTTCCACTCAAAGAGGCGCTTTCTGGATACCAGCGTCAAGCGGACTATACCCGCAAGACACAGGAACTCAGCGAGCAAAGGCGTCAAGTTCAATTTGGTTCTGCTTTGCAAGAAGCCTTGCAGACAGACCCTAAGGGAACTTTAAGTATGCTTTCAGAACATTACGGTCTGAATCAACAGACAATCTCTGCAGAAGAGGAACTGTTGTTGGATCCGGTGGAAAAGCAATACCGTCAGTTGGATCAGCGAATTCAAGCCTTTGAACAACAAAGGGCGATGGATGAGTTGGAACGTACTGTACAGACGCTTCAGGTCCGATACGGCTCTGACTTTGATGCTAATGAAGTTGTTTCCAAAGCTTTGGCTTTGGGATCTGCTGATTTAGAATCAGTGTACAAACAAATGAAGTTTGACAGTGTTTATGAAGATGCTAAGACAATTCGCCAAATTCGTGAGAAAAAGGTGCAAGAGACTGAGCAGATTACAAACGCAAAACGTCAAGCTTCCGTTGTGAGTCCTGGTTCATCTTCATCGTCAGCTGATGTGTCGGCAAAACCAATCACATCATTACGAGACGCTTTTGAAGCCGCAAAACGGCAACACAGTGTTTAGTTATAACTAACTAGGAGAAATCATGCCATCAGCAAATACAAACTTTGATGCGCTGCTCTCAACGACGCTTGCTAATTACCGCAGCCAGTTGACAGACAACGTATTCACTGCACGTCCACTCACCTACTTCCTCATGGACAAGGGTCGCATTCGTATGCTTAACGGCGGTACGAAAATTGTCGAGCCTTTGATCTACGGAACCAACTCAACCGTGAAGTCGTACTCAGGTTACGACAGCGTTGCGTTGACCGCACAAGAAGGAATCTCAGCTGCAGAATACGACTGGAAGCAGTACGCTGCTTCTATCGCAATCAGCGGTATTGAAGAAGGCAAGAACAACGGTGAACAAGAAATCATCAACTTGCTCGAAGCCAAGATCATGCAGGCTGAAGAGTCAATGCGTGAATCGTTCAACCAAATGTTCTTTGGTGACGGAACCGGCAATAGCGGAAAAGACTGGAACGGCCTTGGAAACCTCGTTGAGGCTTCAGGAACCGTTGGCGGTATCAACCGTGCAACAGCTGGTAACGAGTTCTGGCAGTCGAAGGAAGAGAACACAGCAGGTGCTTTGACTCTTGCTCAGATGGCCTCACTCTACAACAGCACATCTGTTGGTAACGACCACCCAGACATGATCCTTACAACTCAGACTTTGTTTGAGAAGTACGAATCACTCTTGCAACCACAGTTGCGTTACACCGACACCAAGACTGCAGATGCTGGATTCCAGAACCTGTTGTTCAAGGCTGCTCCTGTAACCTTCGACGTACATTGCACCGCAGGTGTTATGTACATGCTGAACAGCAAGTACCTCAGCCTTGTCGGTCACTCCGGCAAGTGGTTCTCGCAGACGGACTTTGTTCGTACGCCAGACGTGGATGCTCGTTATGCGCTCATCCTTTGCTACGGTAACTTGACCTGCCGCAACGCTAAGAAGCAAGGCAAGCTCACCGCTAAGACTGCGTAAGTAGTCTGTACAATCGAATTGGGGGGTGGGCGTCGGGCCCACTCCCTAGTTCAAATCTAAACTAAGGAGATAGTCATGGCATCAAGTTATCCAAAGCCACCAGATCGCATGAAAGAACCTACTAAGACTGCTAATAGCAAGCCTAGTGCGTTCAAGAAAAAAGGCGATTTCAAACCAGGCGGAACTTTTTCGACCGGTCGTGCAATCAAGGCTCAGCCTGATACACGTGGTCCTAAAAAGGCCGGCAAGGGTGCTGTAGCTTCAAAGGGTCAGGCAATCCGTAAAGCGGATGTTGCCAGTGCTTCTGCTCGCAAGAAGAGCGGAGTTACCCGGGCGAAGAACAAGTACTAGTTAAATTGTACCCCCCGCCAAAAGCGGGGGTGTACGAAAGGATTTGAATGAAGCTTTCTGAATATCTAAAAGAAGTATTGGCTGATGCTGTAAGCATGAAGCTCGCCATACATGGCTTCCATTGGAACGTGGAAGGACCAAACTTCCAGCAGTATCACAGTTTGTTTGGTGATATTTATAATGATATTGAAAGTTCAATTGACCCACTTGCAGAAAACATTCGTAAGTTGGGTGAGTATGCACCGTTCACTCTTACTCGCATGATTGAACTGCGATCTGTGAAGGATCCAGTCAATGTGACACCAAAGCCTGAGAAGCTTGTGGCAGAAGCCCTGAAGATGAACGATCAGATCTTGAAATGTATTGCTACGGCTTTTGCTTTGGCAACAAAGGAAAACCAACAGGGTGTTGCAAACTTCTTGGCTGAACGCCAAGATATGCATCTAAAGTGGAAATGGCAGTTAACCGCTTCTAGCAAATAGGTAACAAAAGTGGCTAATGGTATATGAAAAATGCCATTGCAGCCCATGCTTATTACGGTCAGCCGGTCACAGGACAGCGTTTAGCTCACATGGACGGGGCACGTATGGCTACCGCCAGTGCTCCCTACATTGGTCGTAATCGATGTGTGGCGGACAACGACACCTGTGAAGGTCCAAAGGCTAAAGGCACAGAGTACTGCATTGGGCACCTTCGTTCCGTC